AGTTTTGTCTTGTGGTGGTCGTAAATATATATTACCTGGCTCATCTTTGAGATAAGATACTAACTGAGCTGCTAAACAACCTATACCATTAGCTATTGGACCTTGAAACCCAGTATAATCATTAGGTATACCATTAGTTATATCGTAGTCGGATAGATAATTAGCTAATGTCACACCTAAACCTGACGGGTAACCGTCGTAGTGCTTGTGTAGTTGCGTGTGTATAGCACTTGGCTTTAACGTTTTACTAAACGATCGACCTTCTTGTCTTTGTACTATATTTATTAATGCTCTTGTTGCCATATTATTTTCTTTTAAATTTAATTATAAAATCATTACCAAAAGCTAATTGATATTCACCAACTAGTTTCATAGCCTCTGAACGGCTGTCTGCCGTATCTATTATTTCCTCACCAAATCGTGATATTCCTATTATATTATACATTAATTTAAGTTTTTAAATTTATACTCACCTGATATTATTTTTTGTCTGGTATCGTTTATGCCTTCGTTTAAAAACATATTTCTATATTTACCTGTAGTTCTAGAATAATCCCAGTAATATTCATCTAAATATACTTGACCTTTGTTACTTATAAATACTATTATAGATTTATAGCTTTGGAAATACGTACCTTTATTAGTATATATTTCAAACTGATTAGCTACTTTGTTGCCGTTAGGACTTGTCATATTATACACTTTCAGTTTCATCTTTCATATCATTTATAATGTTAAACTTATCTTCTATTAACTTTATAATAGGCTCTTTTACATAATCAGCGCTATTAAAACATACACTGCAAGTGTTAACTCTACCATCATAATCTATTTCATATTCAAAGTCATAATGACTATCACAATTAAAATCAAAGTCATATATACCATCGTTAATACAGTCATATATAATATTCATAGTAGATTGATTTAACTTTGGTTTATTGATGTTGTTTAACTCTAATGTTTTAACATTTAATTCTGTTTGTAGTTGTTCTACTTTTTCTTGTAAGCCTTTTACTGTAGCTTCTAACATTTCTTTGTTTGTTTCCATATTATTTAATTTTATTATATTATCTATAGTTATTCGTTTTTAATTTGTGTAAAAAACGAAGGTGGGATGTTTGAGTTAATGACCTACTATCTTGTAGATTTACGGGTTAACTTCCAACCCCACTCCTTCGTATATTAATACCATATAGCTCTAACTTCTACTGTTGTACCTGTTAGTTTACCACTAGCATTTCTAACTTTTGCAGTGCCTTTTTTAAATGAAAATATCTCATCATTTAACTGGCTTTTGTCACGCATATATTTAGGATTTTTGCTGTTTAGTTTTCTTTTTTTCATAATCTTCTACGTTTTTATTAAATATATTTCTTCTTATATTACATTTTATTTGTGAGGTA